AGATGTCGAGTGCTACATGGATCTGAAGGATGCCAACCTGGAGGTCCTGGACCGCATGACCGTGAGCGTAGCGAACAAGGCCCTTAAAGGCGACATGAACGCCTATGAGACCATCATGAACAGCGAAGGGGACAGCGTGCAGTATGAGGCATCCCCGTTGGACGCACTCGCGGAGACGATAGCCGTGTACGAGGACCCTAAGCCCAAGAAGTCCAGGAGGAAGAAGGCGGATGCTTGAGATCATGCTGTCCGAGGACGAGGAGTCCCGCACCAAGACGCTGAGGTCCATAGCTAACACAGGATTCCTTAACGTATGGGAGGGTGCGGTCCGCAGCGGTAAAACAGTGTACGCCCTGGTCGCCTTCTGTCTATACGTCACCAGGAGCACCGAGCGCGTGTTCCTCCTATCTGGGCGCACGTTACCGACCATAGAGAAGAACGCCATCCTCGGAGAGTACGGCATATTATCGCTTATCCCTGGTTCCAAATACGCCACAGTAGGGGCATCCAGGGCCATCCTCTTCACGGCAAGGGTAAACGGCGAGTACATCCCCAAGACCATCTACGTCTCGGGCGCATCGGACATAAAGTCGTACATGAGCCTCAGAGGTAACACCTATGCGGGCTGGTTCGCCGACGAGATCAACATGCACGATAAGCGCTTCGTCGAGGAGGCGTTTAACCGTACAGTCAAGTCCAGCGACCGTAAACACTTCTGGAGCCTTAACCCTGACAACCCTAACGCCTGGATTTACACCGAATACCTGAACAGGTACGACGCTATGGATGAGGCGGAGAGGGCCGACCTCGGCGGTTATCATTGGTGGCATTATACGCCCAGGGATAACCCGTCCCTGACGCCGAGGATGATCAAGGCCATGGAGCTCCAGTATCCCAAGGGCTCGTATCTCTATCGCAGATACGTCTTAGGGGAGCGCTGCCAGGCCGAAGGGCTGATCTATGCCCAAGTGACTGACGCCATGTTCCGTCCAGCGGAGGATATGGTAGGCACCAAAGTGGAGTACTGCGCCATCGACTTCGGAGCGAGCCATGCCACCGTCATGCTCTTCGGTGGGATGTATAAGGGCAACCACAATGATTGGCGCATCGTCGCGGAATACTATGATGAGAACAGCGACAAGACGACCTATGACCATTATGTCGGCTATCTGGACGTATGCAAGCGCCTGGGCGTGAATCCTAACGATGTCATTATTGCCATAGACCCCGCAGCCAAGGTATTACGTCAAGAATTTCTAAAACATGGTTTAACGGTAATCAAGGCCAAGAATGACGTGTTGCCTGGAATCGAGTACATCCGTAACGTGTTGTACGACGGCACCCTGCTGATCTCCGAGGACTGCAAGAACCTCAGGATCGGATTCGGCACATACGCATGGGATGAAAAGGCGGCGGAAAGGGGGGAAGAGAAGCCCAAAAAGGAGAAGGACGACGCTGTTGATGCGTTGCGTTACTTCGGTTACACTCACATGAGACTTATAACAGGAGCATGAGAAGATGAAAGTAGAACTAAGTGAGGACATAATCGTCGATCCCGAGGTAAACGCGACGACGATAGAGATAGCCTTCGAGCAATGGCTGAGGAATCAGTACCGCTATCAGAAGCTGAAGGACTACTATCTCGGAAGGCATGACTTCAACACCGAGATTCATGGCGACGACCAGAACCGCATCGTGGCGAATCATTGCCGCTACATTACGGACGTGCTGGTCGGATACCAGTTCGGGAACGAGCCCCGCTATGATGCACCCGACGGGGACGCCGCAGGGAAGGCGATCATCGACATCATGAAGGAGCAGGATAAATGGCAGGTGGACCTCAACATCGGGGAATCGCTGTCTATCTACGGCAGGACCAACGAGCTCGTCTATATGCCCGAGGGGAAGGACGTGCCGAACAGCATGGAGATAGACCCTATGCATGGCTTCGTAGCCAAAGCTGGCGATGTGGAGAAGGATGCGGTGTTCGGCGTGGTCGTGTTCACCTACACCAACAACAGGCGCGTCCAGATCCATAGGCTGTACGTCTATGACAGGGCCGATGTATCCATCTGGGAGTGCGAATCGTCGATAAAGCCGAGGGCGTGGGCCATGGTGGACGGACCGACGCCCCATGGATTCGGAAGGGTGCCTATCATCGAGTACAAGAACAACAGGCTCGCATTGTCCGACTACGAGGGCATCATGGAGCTTCAGGATGCCTACAATTCCCTGTTGTCCGACAGGCAGGATAATCAAGACGCATTCGCTCAGGCCATGTTGGTGCTGACGGGCTCGGTAATGGGGATGACGCAGAAGGAGCTGAAGTCGTCCAGGAACGTCCTTAAAGATACCAAGATTCTCCAGCTCAGCGAGGATTCCGTGGCACAGTATCTCGTCAAAACTACGGATGAGGCAGGGGTCCAGGTCATCCAGGACCAGCTGGCCTCGGACATCCATAAGTTCGCCATGGTGCCCGACCTCAGCGACGAGCAGTTCAGCGGTAACGCCAGCGGTGTCGCCATGGCCTATAAGCTGTTCGGTACGGATCAGGTCGTATCTAAGAAACAGTCCATGATGCAGAGGGGATTCACGATCAGATGCAAGCTCTACGATTACCGCATCAATAACCCTTCGCTTAATCCCAACTACACTTATCTGGCCGACGTCGAGAACATGACCATAACCTTCAATCTCAACGCACCCCAGGACCTCTCCTACATCGCCACTGCCCTCAGCCAGCTCACAGGCGGCGGAAAGGTCATGTCGCTCAAGACCGCGAGGACGCTGGTGTCCGCCATCCCTGATCCCGACGAGGAGGACGAGAGGGTGGCCCAGGAGAACAAGGAGGAGGCCGAGCGCACCAGGGACACATTCGACTACGACCAGGCGTCGCAGGACCCGCTGAAGCCCAAGGCACAGCCCAAGGCGCCGACGGACGAGGACGAGGATGAGGATAATACCGAGGAATGATGCCGAGGAGGCCGTGCTGGCCTACAAGCGCCTGGAGGAGCCTCTGAGGGACATCCTCAGACGGTTCGCCAACCGCAACGCCAGAGAGACCATCCAGGAGGTGAAATCGCTCCTGGAGGCCCACGGCTATCAGGGCCTTAACGGTCCATCGGTCCTCATAAGGCAGGCATCACCTGAGGCGGTGATGACGATAGAGCGCATCGCCCAGGCCCTGCCTACGGTCCAGAGGAAGGCATTACTGAGCAAGCTATACGGCCAGATAGGCAGCGGCACTCTGACGCTGAGGAAGGCCGTCTATCACATCCTCGATTATGGGATGCTCCGCAACGTCTCCGACCTATGCGACAGGGCCAGGAAGTGCCTGGAGGACACGGCGACCGAAGGGATGCTCAGAGGGGAGTTCGCCGTCCAGAAGGAAGTAGGGGTGGGCTGGCAGACGGGCACGCCTGACCTCAGAGGCGTCGATACGTTCCTAAAGGACAAGTGGAACGAGAAGGAGGCCACGGCCTACCTCAAGCCCATGTCCAAGGTCATGAAGGACGAGATCACGCAGGCCATCTTCATCGGTGAATCGCCCGAGCGCATGAGCCTGCGCATCCGCAGGGTGGAGGAGATCAACAAGGTCAGGGCAGATAGGAACGCCAGGACGATAACCACCGCCGTAGCGAACGAGGCGCAGATGTCGTCGTACACCAGGGCGGGCGTCAAAAAATACGAGTGGGTGGCGACCTTCGACGAAAGGACCTGTCCAGTATGCGGTGACAAGGACGGCAAGCAGTACCCCATAGGGCAGGGCGAGTATCCGCCAGCACATCCTAACTGCAGATGCACGACCAAAGCGGTCTTATCCAAGGCCGTCCAGGACAGGCTCAACACCAACCTTGCCAAGCATAAGGACGATTACGGCGCTAAATACATCCCGCCAGACATGCACTACAACGAATGGAAGGCGCAGCATGTCAAGGGCAAGCGCCAAGAGGATGATTAATGTCCTATATCGGACATATTCGGAGATATGCCCGAGGACACATTACATAACTTGATTGAAAATGTCCGAGGATAGACAGATTGGTATATACGGGGTATAAACCATTAAATAGGCATAGGTAATAATAGGCTTAGGAGCGAAACACATGACAGAAGTACGCAGATTC